TTGTAATTTACTGCATACTCTTTTGTAAATTCTCCGACAAAGACTGGTACACCTTGGTAATCTGTTTCACCGTTAGCATATGATACACCGCCAGTAAATGTACCAGATAGTCCCGTGTAGTTATTTGCATTTTCCTTAGTGTAAAATACAGTTCCAGTATAATCTCTATTGTATGGTGATTGCCATGATCTTGTAAAGGCACCAATGTAAGAAGCCTCTGCCCCTGAATAAGCATTCCACACACCAACATAATTCATTACAGATGAGTAACCTTTTACGTAATCTTTTTCCCAAGTTTTATCGTAATTCTTTGTGTAGGTTTTAACCCAATCTTTTGAATATGTTTGGTTCCAATCTTTTTGATAAACAGTTGTCCAATCTCTCAAATATTCTTTTTGGTAATCAAGTGTATAAATTTTTGTAAAGTTATTAGTGAATGCTTTTACCCAATCTTTACTGTAATTACCAATATATGCTATTTCGCCACTAAATCCTCCATAGAATATAGGACCAACATAACTTCCAATATATTCAGCGTTATATGCTTTTTCAAAAGCACCTTCCCAAATTTTTGTATAATCAGCACCACTATCAGCTGCGTTATAAGATGCCTCCCAGGCTTTTGTATATGCACCTACAAATGTCTGATTATAATCAGCCGAATATGCTTTATCATAATCTTTCAGATATGAAGTGTCGTAATTCTTTACGTAATTCTTTTCCCATGTTTCTAGATTTGCAAGGAATTGTTTTTGGAAGCTACCCTCAAATCCTCTTGTGTATAATTGATTACCACTATGATATGCAGTACCGGTAAATGTTTGTGAAAAAACACCAGCTTCTTGGCTATAAGGATCAGTAACACCACCTGCACCACCACCGCCGCCGCCACCTGCAATAATTCCATAATTCTCAATCCAAAGCTGAGTGTTAGCACCGGTTCTAATAGCATCAGATCCGTTATCACCATTCAATCCTGCACCCTTAATGCCAACTGGTGCATCACCGCCTTTACCACCCTTACCGACAATAAACCCTGAGTTATAAGTAACAATTCTAACTAAATGATCAATACCATAGTTTCTTCCATTCACTGAATCATCTAATTGTAAATGCGGTCTGTTGAGTGTTAAATCAATTGATGGTAAATCTGTATTTGCAGAACCAAAGATAAAGTTTTTATTTGTGTTGGCATATTCACCAACGTAGATATTTACAATCTGAGGATTATTATCTGGATCTTTACCTTTTGCAATTAAATAGTTTCTAAGATTGAAGTTGTTAACGAAGTATGATCTTTTACCATCACTCGTGATTGTTGTACCTTTTGCTGTTGTAATATCAGAATCATTTACAAGCTGAGCGCCACTATCCAAAACAATATCTGTTGGCTCATATCCAATAAATGTTGTCTTCCAGTTACCATCTTGATTGACGCTTAAATATTTAACTCGCTTCCATTCATCATCTTTCTTTACAAATAACGCTTGTAATTCTTTCCATTGATCATCAGACTTAACGTGCATATGTACTGCGTTGTTACCGGTAGCTGCTTCCTGGATATTACCTGTTGTAGGACCACTATATGCAGTAGTACCCATATAAGGAACAATTGATTTTAGTTCACCTCTAAACTGTTGTGGGAACTGATTCTCACCAATATAACTTGGTTGATATGAAGCATGGAATGTACCAGAGTAGGTTTTTGAGTATGCTACTTCACCTGAATAGTTTGTCGAACCTTCATATGCTGCTTCGTATACTACAGCAGGTGAATATGTACCAACCCAAACTTTGTCATAAGTCTTTGTGTAAACCTTAGACCATAATTTGTTATATTCTTTATTATAGTTACCAACATATAATTTTAAGTAATCAGCAATATAGTCTTTATTATAAATTTTATCATATGTCGCATCATATGATTTTGTGTAATTACCTTCCCATACTTTATTGTATGTCTTTTGCCAGATTTGTAACCAATCTTTGGAATAATCCTTTACATACTCTTTATTATATACAGAATATGCATTTGTGTCACCTTGATAACCACCATAAAATAGACCAACATATGATGCCTCGTAGTCTTTAATCCAACTCTTCGTATAGTTCTGGTAGTTGTTATCTTGAGTCCATGATTTGGTGTAAAGTTCATTATATTGAGTTAAGAATCTGTTAGTGAATGTTGGGAACTTATTACCTTCATAATCAGCGTCATAATTCTTTTGCCAGTTCTTTAAGAATTGGTTACCAAAATTACTACTTACGTAAATGCTATTGTATACATTTGGTCCTTCATATCCTTTTACGTAATCTTTACTGTATATCTTAGTCCAAGTTTGAATATAATCTTTTACGTAGTCAGCATCCCACGTACTAGTGTATACCTTTTCCCAATCCTTTACCCAAGTCTTTTCATATGTCTTTGTATATGTTTTTGAATATGTTTTTACGTAATCACCTTCATACAACTTAACATAGTTTTTGCTCCATGCCTTTTCATAATCTTTATTATATTCTGCTGTGAATTCACCTACAAACGTTTGTCCCCAGAGTCTTTCGTATTGTGCTGTACCAGACCAGTTTGCAATATATTCACCAGAATTTGAGCCTTCGTATGTCAGTCTTAGCTGGTAATTTTTTAATCTAATCATACGAATTGCTTCGTAGTTAGTTATCCAATCCTTTGTATATGTTTTTTCCCATCTCTTCTCATAAGCCTTGAGATAGTCCTTTAACCAATTCTTCTCCCAATCTTTATTATAAAGTTTGACCCATGTCTTTTCATAGTCTGTTACATAATCCTTCACATAATCTTTATCATAATCAGTGACGTAGTCTTTAACCCAGTTCTTGGTGTAAATGGTATCGTAATTCTTTACGTAATTTTTATCATAATCAGTTTCATATGTTTTTACCCATATCTTTGTATACGTTTTTACATAGTCTTTATTATAGTCAGTTTCATACGTTTTTACATAGTCTTTAGTATAGGTCTTAACGTAATCTTTTTCCCATGTTTTGTCGTAGTCGGTTACGTAATCTTTTTCCCAAGTCTTATCGTAATCAGTTACATAATCTTTGACCCAATTCTTAGTGTAAGTCTTAACATAATTCTTGTCATAATCAGTTACCCAATTCTTGGTATACGTCTTGACCCAATTCTTTGTATAAATCGTAACGTAATCTTTTTCCCATGTTTTGTCATAGTCGGTTACGTAATCTTTATCATATGACTTGACCCATAGTTTTGCCCAATTGGTTTCCCAATGTTTTTCGTAAAGAGTATCGTAATTCTTTACATAGTTCTTGTCATAGTCAGTTACGTAATCTTTTTCGTATACTTTGACCCAATTCTTGGTGTAAGTCTTAACATAGTCCTTCTCCCATGTTTTTTCATATTCGGTTACGTAATCTTTATCATACGACTTGACCCAGTTCTTGGTATAGATTTTATCGTAATTTTTATCATAATCAGTTACCCAATCTTTGGTATACTGTGTAAAGTTTTGAAATCCACCAAAGAAAATCACACCCTGGTAATTTTTTAGGTAATTCTTCGTCCAAATCTTGGTCCATATCTTATCATAATCAGCTACGTAATCTTTATCATACGACTTGACCCAGTTTTTGGTATAAAGAGTATCATAATTCTTTACATAGTTCTTGTCATAATCAGTTACCCAATCTTTATCATATGCCTTGACCCAAGTCTTATCATATGTTTTCACATAATCTTTTTCCCAAGTTTTAGCATAATGTGTTAGCCAAAGTCTTGAGTAACCACCGTAGTATTGAGGGCCACCATACTCTTGTTGATACTCTTTATCATATGTCTTTACCCAGTTCTTGGTATAAATTGTGTCATAATTCTTTACCCAAATCTTTTCATAATCAGTTACGTAATCTTTATCATAATCAGTTACCCAATCTTTTGTATATGTTTTTACGTAATCTTTATCATAGTCAGTTACATAATCTTTTAACCAATTCTTTGTGTAAATTGTATCGTAATTCTTTACCCAATTTTTAGTGTAGATTGTATCGTAATTCTTAACATAATTTTTATCATAATCTGTTACATAATTCTTTTCCCAAATCTTCGTATAGGTCTTTACATAGTTTTTGTCATAATCTGTTTCATAATTCTTTTCCCAAATCTTCGTATAGGTCTTTACGTAATCCTTTTCCCATGTTTTATCATAGTCGGTTACGTAATCTTTTAACCAATTCTTGGTGTAGGTTTTCACATAATTCTTCAACCAATTCTTGGTGTAAATAGTATCGTAATTTTTTTCATAATCAGTGTTATAAAGTGTTACGTAATCCTTTACATAATTCTTGATATAGAACGTGTCGTAATTCTTAACGTAATCAGTAACCCAGTTTTTTGTATAGAGTGCTTGATACAATGAAGCTCTAAAAGAAGTTTCAGCAATACCGCTGTATGTACCTGTAAATGTTGTTGTACCCAAGTAAGTTTGCAAACTAATATAATTAGTATATGACTCAAAACTTCTCGCATATAAACCACCAGCGTAATATGCATAACTGGTATATGATAGTAACTTGTTGTATTCTTTTTCAAAGTTTTCTGTTGCAACATAATCAGCTGCATAACCTTTTGTATAATTTTTTATAGATTCATATGAAGCTTCACCAATATATGTTTTAATGAAGTTTGCAGGACCTCTATATGTACCAACATAATCAACTGTAAAATTACCAAGTGTTGAGAATGTGAGGTTACCCTCATAATTTTTTACCCAATCTTTAACACCGGTGTAATAAATTAACGTTTCTTGATTTTGATATGAGTTAACACCAGAGTAATTCTTTAAAAAGTCAGTTACACCACCATCACCGGTCCAAACTTTTGAATATGTTTTTGTATATGTTTTTTGCCAAATCTTTTCATAATCGATTGTATAATTTCCAGCACCATATGAGACCGAATAATTCTTTGCATAGTCTTTAACATAATCTTTACTATAATCAGTGTTATATGCTAAGTAATGAAGTAACAAATAACTTGTATATTCTTTTGTATATGTGCCTTCGTAATCAAGAAGTCCAGCATATGTTTTATCGTAACCCTGTTGAGTACTAGATCGATAAACCTGCTCAGATGTGTAAGTTTTTGTCCATAATGTACTATATGTTATATCACCTTCATATGTTTTAGTGTAGTTTGTACTATCAATTCTAGTACCATAAGTTCTAAAATATGAAATCTGACCAATAAATTCATGAGGTACTTGTAATCCCTGATATTGAATTGTACCAGTATAGCTTAGTAGAGCAGTGTAGTTTTGATCCGATGCATAATCACCATGGTAATCTTTTGATACGTTTGCTAACGCATATATTGAACTATCGATATATGCACCTGTTTTATAAGTATTACCATCTTGTGTTGAATATGCTTTCTGCCAAAATTCAGAGCTAGGTCTTACACCACTACCAGTGTACACTTTAGAGTAAGTTCTAAGATCAACTGAATTATAATCAACATAATCAGTGTATGTCTTTGCATAATTTCTCGTTACAACAGATTGGTAAGATAAGCGTGAAGCTCTTACATTAGCATATACACCCTCAAACCCTCTGTAACTACCACCGTATGCATTTTGATATAACATAGTAGGTGTTACTGTTCGGGTACCAGTATAGCTCACGACAGATGTGATTGGTTCACCTGCATATTCTTTTGCATAGAATCGTGAGAGGTATGAGGTTGTCATTTACCAGACCCTTTAGTTGAACGTCTGGTACCAGATATCCCCATTAGCTCCACCAGAAGGTGAGCTTGTACTAACGTATACAACATAGGATGAATCATTGTTTGAGTCAGCTCCAAAATTCCTCGACGTCTTATTTATCTCTGCAATAGATATGGAGTTGACTATGCCTCTATTTGTTACATTAGCAGTAATAGAAAACGTGGTGTTACCAAATTCCTGTGTAACTATTCCAGTGTCAGGTAACGTTGAAACTTGTAAGTTTGCAGTTGAGTTAACAATTTCAACACCAGCTACTTTAAGTGGCATGTCTATCCTCCAGATCTTTTAGTCTTTGACCTAATTCCTTAATAGCTTCAATAAGTAGTGGAATAAGGGATTGATATTTAACTGATAATGCGCCATTTCCATTTTCACTAACAAGGAATGGAAGTTCTTTTTCAACTTCCTGAGCAACAACACCTAGATCTGTTGTACCATTTTTATGATCATCTGTTTTCCATGTAAACATATATCCATTAAGATTTTGCACGACCTCTAAAGCATTTTTCATTTGTTTGAGATCTGTCTTTAAATTTATATCTGATGAGTAACTTGCTTCAACATCACCAAATGCTCTTACATTATTAAAATATCCATTTCCAAAAGCCATTGTTGGTGTACCAAGATCGTGTGTAACATTTGCAGTTACGTGCACATTTGATGCCACGTTAAGTGCAGCTGATGTACTAACAGAACCACCTCTAATTGTATCAACAGCAACCAAGGTATTGGCCGAGAATATTCCATTTACAAATCCATTACCTGTAGTAATGGTATGGTTGGTACCATTTGGTGATGCGACAGCACCAACAGTTACTTGAATTGTACCAGCATCGTAAACCAACTGGTTTGTTCTCTCAACCCACTCTCTAAATGTATCTGTACTAACTGATACATTAGCACCCAAGTATGATGTTTTTGCCATCTTATCCTCTTGCTATTTGGACCAAGAGATCCTTAATTTCTTTCATATCATTTTTCAATTGTTCAACATCATCATGTAGGTTTTGTGCATTCTTAGATTCTGCTCGTTGTTTCTTGTATATTTCTAACGAACGTCTATCTGTATTTATAAGAGCCATGCTGTTAGGCTCTCTTCCAAGAGAAGATACTTCAGTTTGAATTAATTTTCCTACAGCCATAATAACCCTAAATTGTTACTGCAATTGCACGATAGTTTTTAATTCTTGGAACTCTAGTAATATCAGGTGACAACATCACAATCTTAATTTGGAAGGATCTATATTGATTAAATCTAATATTATCACCATTAAAGTAAGTTACAATTCCTTCATTTCCTGGATCTAAGAACGCTTGTTGTTTCGCTGTTGTATTAACCAAGAACAAGTCAGCTTCCGTGTTGTCAAAAGTCAATGCGTTAGCTAGTGTAATTACAGTTGAGTTTGCAGCTGATACTAATTCAAGTTGATAATCGGTTGTTCTACTCGTATTAACAATTTTGAGTAAATCGTTTGTAGATACAGCTGTTGATAGATCAGTACCATTTGTCGAAATTTGGGTGTTTGCTAAATCAGCAAGACCAGTACCACTTAGTTTTGTAACATCTAATGATGTTGGAAAACCAAATTCCATTTCGATAAAGTCATTAATACCTGTAGGAGATGTGAATGAATCATCACCAACTCTTGCTAGTTTAGTCCAATGCTTATCGCCAAAAGGATCTGGATCATACTCGTTAAGCACTCTTGCCCATACTTGTACGTCTGTTCCTTGTGGTCTTGTTGATGTGACAAATACTTTAATATCTTCTGCATCTAAACCAGCATCTAAAGTAACAACCTTTGATACATATTTTGCCAATGCATTACCTTGTCCTGGTAAGTATTCATTTGTTGCATCGTTGTTAATAACATGTTCCAATCTGACAATACTTGTTGTACTATCATCTAAGATTGGTGACAAACGATCTAATTGTGTCTTAAACTTATAAGTATGTTTCCAAGACTTAGCACCAGATTGATCAACAATCTCATTTGACCTACTTTTAATGTATTGTTCCTCGTCAAATCTTGCTCTATTGTCAACTGGATATGAGTTGTTTGCAGAAGAACCGGTTGCAGTATTTGCTTGAGCAAATTGAGTAAATTCAGTAAGTTCTGGTGAAATATAGTAAATTAAATTTTCAAATCCAGAAGTTTTTAAGTTCTTTACTGTTGTAACAACTGCATTTGCTTGCGACTGACTTCCAATAATAATGTCGCTATTGGCAAAGTACATTGTGCTGTTTGCTGTTGAATCAATCAAGAACATTTCTTTATTTCTTGATGTGTTTTCATAAAAGTCAACCGTGCCTTGAGCAGATAACATTACGTTAGCTGTGTTTGCACCTTGCACTGCAAAAGTTGGAAATCCTTGAATAGTAAGAGAAGTATTGCTTGTAATTGATGTAACCTTTTTTGCATCATGGGACGTTCCATTGGACAATGCTACCCAATCACCTACATTCAAATCGGTTGTAAACGCGGTACCAGATCCAGTTACTGTTTCTGATGTTGTTGTAAACTGCACGGTACCAGTTATATTTGCTGACGGATCCCATTCGAATACTCTTTCGCCTTGTTCGAACCCTCCCTGTATACTACTAAGATCAAAAAATTCATAATCCCTGTTTGTATACAGTACTTCACCAGAACCTTTTGTAAAATTGGCTCTGTAAATTGTCATTTTAAAGTCTTCATCAACAGTTGCTTTCCATGCGGAGTTGTTAGATGAAACAAACAATGATCCAACAAATGAGTCTTTATTCTCAACATTTTTTGTAATGAAATCAGCTTCACCAGCTTTTCTTACAAACAACTCATAGTTTGGATTTGCATTATCTGGTGTTACAACAATACAGTATTCTGTAAAGTTCTTGAGAAACACCAAATCATTAAACGTGACTGTTGTTGCAATAGATCCATCATTAGAAGTATTGACCTGTGAACTATTTAAGTGCACTTGAGAGCCAGGAATCTGATTCAACGTTGGATATCCATTAAGTACAGATCTCAGTTCAACTGTTACACCCAAGTTAGGATCTTTTGTTTGGAAGTATAGATCAATTTTTGAAATGAATACACCAGTAGCGTCTTGTGTGTCTTTTACGATAAAGGTCTGAGCAATTGGATCATCACCACCATCATCACCACCATCACCACCATCACCATCACCATCTGGAACGAAAGATGGTGGTGCTGGAGGATTTGGAATAAACCCAACAATACTTTGTGAGGAAACAACTGTTGATTTTTGTGATGGTGTATTAGTTACAATTGTCTTGGAACCGATTACTGGTCTTTGTGTTTGAAACTGTACTTGTTTTGTTGAAACTTCAAGACTACCTTGATCAACAGAATGATTATATGCATTGAAGGTTACTGTTGTAAACGAATCAGCATCGTCAACAGCATTTTGATAAGTATTTTTATTAGCAATGTATACTTCTCTCGATCCGACAGCATATGTCTCAGATGCTATGTATAAAGAGAAAAATACTTCACCTTTAGAATTTGAATTAATTGCATCTCCTCTTACACCTGTGGTTCTGAAGTTTGATTGAATAACTTCATCACTAGAATTTACAGTACAGGGAGTTACGACAGCACTAACGTCCTTTGAATCAAAATAAATATAATGTCTAGTATTTGGTTTTAGTCCAACAGCGTAGCAGAAAATAACTTGTTCTCTAATATATGGATTAAACCTTGTATCTTTTACAAAGGTTCCAACGTTTGTTACACTTGTTGTTTCTGTACCAATAAACTGATTATGTTTTTCTTGAACTTCTTCAGTTAAAATAGTCTCGTAATGTTCAACAGTCTCGTTTTCAACAATTTCAATTATTTGTGTGCCGCCACCTGTACTTCTTGTAGTTGCACCAGAAACTCTACTTGAGTTTGTTGTTCCTAAAAAGTTAGTTACACTTTCGGATGAAACGACTTCTGTTGATGGTGCTTGAATTGCTTCTAATTGATTTAATTGATTTGCAAGACTTTTAACACCTGAAGACATATCAAGCTCAAGTTTAATATCACTTTCAGCAGCATGTCTTACATCATAGAAGTTGTCGTAGTTTGGAAACAAAGATGCTTTACCAAAAAAATTCCAAGATGCTTCAGCTGTGTTTCTTGTTTTTGTTGCAGATCTTTGCTCTAATAGTGTTGTTGAATTATAGGGTAGGGTAATTAAATCTCTGTTTTGTACAGTGTTAGCAAACGTCTGTGGTGCAATGTCAATTCTATTCTGTTTAATTCTTGACGTCAATACCTTTCTTGCACTATCGTATCCAGCCTTAAATTCTCTATCATTTACAGAAGCTGGTGATTTGGAACTAAAATTGTCAACCAAAATACCGTTTTTAAATCTGTCTAATGATGTATTTGCTGATGATGGAATCGTGAGAGCTTGTGTATCTTTTTCAAGACTATTTAATGATGTATAATATTGAAGTTTAGTAACATCTTGTCTAAGCTGTTTTAGATCCTGCATTGTTGAACGCTTGATCTGCTTATCTGCTATTGTATAACCATAGTCGATTCTACCCGCTTGCCTTGCTAGCTTAGCAGAAAGGGAAGGAAATACTGGAACCTCAATACCACATAAAGGCATTACATTATCTTTTGGTCTTGGAGGTACTGGCTTAGATTGTGGCGTACCTTCTGTTATTTCAAATATACCATTGTCACTTAGTGTTAGCATATCTATTCTTGGTAAATAATGCTGATAGTCGACGACAAGATTTTTTCCTGCAGCAGCGTTATATTGTTCACCAGCAAACGTTTTTGTTGCTGCTGGGTTCGTTGTTGCTGCAGCTGCTGTTGTTGCTTCTGTTACATTTGCGGTATTTGCAACATAAGGTCTAAAATCAATTGCATCTCTAAGATCGAAAACTTGTCCATTTGTTGGTGAAGAAAATACTGGAATTGATTCTGTTCTAATCTTATCAGCAGGAAGTGGATTTGTCGTATCGTCTACAGGATAACTGTCGACAGAGAAATAACCATAATTTGATCCAGACTTTGTAAATGCTCTCAAGACAACAAGTATTCTACTAGCTGCAGAAAGACTCAATGTTGAATTTGTTGTTTGTCTTAGATAACTTAAATTATAGAATCCATCTTCTTGTCTACGATCGAGATAAAAATCAGATGTCTTATCGTATGTTGCACTTTCAATACCCGTAAAGGTAGTGTGAACATAAACTTTTTGAATATCATATACATCTGGAATTCCAAGCGACCATGGTCCACTCGAACCAGCAGCGTTAGTACTACAATTAATTTTTACATATGAGTTTGCGTTAAGTACTTTGTCAATTTGGGCTGCATTGTCTTTTCTAATATTATGGACAACATTGACTGTTAGTGTGTCTTCTAATTCTTTACCTCTTGTGCAATTAATGATTGCACTATCACCTGTGCCACCAATTGTAATATTACTCGTGGTTGAATCAGCTAGTGGTACAACTTTATTTTGGGTGAATAATCTTCTATGAGCCTTCGATGTCCCATTTGCAACTGGTGCTGCTCTTACTTGAAGAACTGTATTGTTTGTGATACCGGTAATTACCTGGCTTCCGGATATAGTATCAACAACAATTGTGTCCCCTACTCTGTATTCATCAATAAACGCTGTACCTGTTCCAACTATTGTTGTGTTATCGCTGTTTGTTTGTACTGTACCAGTTAGTGGAACAGTTTGAGCAGTATCACCTCCGGCGACAATTATAAATTCATTTTCCTCATCATCAGACAATGATGAGCTAGTTGAATAAGGAAAGAACTGGTCTCCACCTGATAAAGCAAATGTTAATGTACCGTTTGTTTGAACAGTCTGACTTGTAGTAGTTGTTCTGAAGATAAACGAAGCGTTGTCAGTTGGTTTATGATTTAGTGTTTTAATACCTTTGTTTGAGAAAGATTGTACTAAAACTTTACGATCTGTTTCATTAAGAACTGTATTACCATTTACTAATACAGTGTCGGCAATTGCCTCACCAGAACCACCACCTGCAAATTCAGCAATTGACTTAATATCTCTGAAGTCTTTACCAGCATTCATTTGAATGTCAAATAAATAAACTCTATATTGGCACGTGCTTGTTCCTTGTACGCCACTGTTGTATCTAATTGACCTAACTTTAGCAGTACCCACAACTACACCAGTATAAGATGGCCCTGATCCTGATACATTTGATCCGGAAATAGAAGGAATTGTTTCATCGCTAGCTGTAGGACAAGTTGAAATTCTATTTGATGCAGTGTCGAGTAATTTAACTTCAGAATTCGTTTCAATTCCAAAGTTACCAAGATATTCATCAACAATTACGTAGTTACCAAAATTTTGTGATACAACAGCATTTTCTACATTAGCAGTATCAGTACCTTTTCTAACTGTTACTCTTGACGTACCAACTGTTTCAGTTCTGAATCCTTGAACATACGCTTTACCTGTTCCAACTAAAACAGTATCGTGTGTTGCATTTGATGTTAAATCTTCTGAAGAAAATGTAAAAGGTTTTACAACATAGTTACCACTTTCTTCGTGTGTTCTTCTTGCCATTTCCTTACCAAGTTGAGAATAAACCGTCTCTTCTTGAATTCTATTAATATCACCTTTTGAATTTACTTCAACAATCCTTAGGAAATTATTTGGTGCATTTGAAGATACAAAAGAATTAGCAACAGCTGATAATTTAAGTCTATCAGCACCAGAAGCATTTACATTATTAAATCCTTGTGCATTATCAAGTAATGTACTATCGATGTCTGAACTAATAATCTCTTCTTTTGTTGTAAAACCAACATAATAATTATTTGCAAGAGTTGTATATCTATCAACAAGGATCTTTTGTGGATCAACATCAACGAAATGACCTTTTTGAAAAATAACACCATCATCACACACAAACCCTACTGTGCTTCCAATTACATTATGCCTCAAATATTCAGCTCGAGCTGCTTCTGTTGGTCCTGTTCCTAATAGATAATTAATTTTTCCAGGATCTGCTTTTTGTAGTGAAGAATTTGCAGCTACGAACGAAGTGTTAGACAACAGTAATGCGGAAAGATTTGCACCTGATCCAGTGTTTGTATTTACTGTAATGGTAATCGTTTCTCTTAGATCATAATTTTTACCTGAGTTTGTAACAGTTACAGATGTGATGTTACCACTAGCATCTGTTGTTACATTTGCTGCAGCGTTCGAACCTCTTAATGAAGTAAATACTAAAGTGTCACCATTGGTATAACCTGTACCACTGTTTGCGATTGAAATGCTATTAATTATACCATTGGCCGAGTAGAACTTTAAAACATTTCCAGTAGCAAATTTTTCTACTTCGGTACCGCCAGCTGTTTTACCAACAGATGTATATCTACCATAAAAAGTATTCAAATTTGGATTTTGAGTTTGAAATCCTGATCTTGTTAATTCAATCTGCATAATTAAATTATTATTAGCATTACCAGAGGTAGCTTCATACACCAAATAACCATTAGCATAATCACCAATTGAGAATACATCACCTGCTTGATTTCTATCTTCTACTTTAACATATTGAAAAAATTTCTTTGTAAAGTTAACACCAGAAATAATTGTGCCGTCTTTAAGAATATTTTGTCCAAAAATTTCAATTTGTTTTTGTAAAATAGATTGTAGCTGAGTTAGTTCTCTTGCTTGTACAGGAACAGATGGTTTGAAAAGGATTCTATTGTAACCCTTTTCGAAATCGTAGTCGTCAAAGTATGGACTTGCATTTAAATCAGTGTCGAGTGGATTTCCTACCATTGTTTCCTCTAAAACTTAAAGACCAGTTTAATTGTTTCTGTTGTTGTGTTTGATCTTGACACACTTTCGATATTTTTAAGCAATAAAACACTACCTGAGTTTCTAACCAAATCTGGACTAATTTTACTTTTAAACCGAACCGTTTCATTTGACGTACTACCAGTAACAATATCTGTATTGGTTATATCAAATGCTCCTCTTATTGTTGTAAGAGAAGTTACAGTACTGTTACTTGCATAAACAAATGCATTAGCATTATTTATAGTGTCGGTTACCTTCTCATCTTCACTAAATGGATTACCACTTAATAAATTATGACTATATTTTCCAGTTTGTTGAAAATAATCAGTATTTGATCTAGAACTATCTTCAGCATTAACTCTAACACCAACGACTGTTGCTGTTGCACTAGATGTAGATCCAGTAACATTACCTGAATTAGCAAAACTACCATACGCATTTGTTAATCTCATAACAGTAGTATTTGAAAAAGATATTGTACCTTTTGCATTTGCAGTATTTAAAGTAACAGTTTCACCCGTTGTAAAGTTAGCTGTTTGATTTTCAAATGTGATCATTACATTTGCATAATGTGGATCTTTTAATAATCCTACAGTTCTAAAATCATTATCTGTCTGAATCTGACTAGCTTCATTATTAGCAAAGTCTGTACTAATTATAATATATCTTGCATTTAATTCTTCTTTTGGATTTGACGCATGACCACCATATGGACCTATAATTGCTCGGGCAGAAGCTAGGTTAGCTGACTCCATGTTATTTGCTTCAATAGTAACATCAGCAAACGTGTAACCCGAGCCTCGCTGTAATATCTCTACGTTTGATATAGTATTAGTGCTTGTGTTGATTATTGCACGAGCTTCAGCATTTGAACCATCACCTCTGATTCTTACAAGAGGAGTGATTTCAAATGTTGATGTTCCATCTGGAGCTGAAGATAATGCATTGTTAACAGTAACAGTTTTAGTAGAACCATCGTAATCAGTAATCTGCTTAAACTCACCATTACCTACACCGCCTGTAAAATATATCATACAATTGTTATAAAAATCATTATTTCCAGAAGCTGTGCTAACAATTTTAAACACGGTTGTGTTTGTTGAAGATACGACAGATCCGGATACGTATTCATTATAATTGTTTCCACTGTTTGAAACAACATAAGCATCAATTGAACCGTTAATTGCATTAGATACAGCATTTGCATGACTTACAATCGGAATGTATGTATTCGAAGCAAACTTATCCCACGTTGCCTGAGGTATTGTATACATAAATCTCCACTGGTACCCGTCAGCAGCAGATTTAATGTACAGTGTATCTAATGCTGCAGAGACATCAGAGAACAAAGGAGTTGAATTAGATGCAACACCACCATTGTTATCAATACATTTCCATACGTGATAATCTGTACCTTCTGATGTATATACAAAATAATTATTTGAGTCTAATCCAGTTGATGTAGGATCATACATTGCATATACAGTATTATTTGTCCAAAGACGTTTTTCAATAGCCTGTGATACGTCAGAACTTGTAACAAGTTTACCAGATATCATTTCATCATATGTTTGATGTAGAGAATTTGCAATAGAAGCGTTAGGATCTGGTGTCGTAACTTCTGTATAATCTCTATGCTTTGACGTAAATACATAATATCTAGAGTTTGCTGCTTCATCTAATGACTCAACAAACTGACTAGCAACATGTACGTTATATTCTTTGTAAGTCTTACTACTCATTTACTATGCCTGTACAACACTAGATTCTATTGCTGACGATTCGTTATTTGCAAATGAATCAACTACTACTTTGCCAAACAACTTATAACCAGCAGTGTGGATGACGTCCTTAACTACTTTTTCATACTTATTTAGCTCAAATTCAGATAGGATTTGATATGAGAATGTCTGGTAAAAATCATTATCATGAATAAAATAATTCTCATTTAACGCACCGTATTTTCTTCTCCAATAACCTCTACTAATACCTGTTCCATTTGCAACAGCTGTACCTGTTACTAATTGAGTTATTCCATTTACAGTAAATGATACATTCTCACCTGTTTTAAATCTATAACCTGAATCAACAACTTCAATCGTATCAATTATTCCAGTACCAATAGTGACATTTGAGCTTATTGTTGCGTTTAAACCTGTTCTTATAGTTTCGTTCCAAGAATTAGCTGGATAGTTGACTCTTGTTGGTTCTAACGACTTATAATTATTGTTTGTTTGTAATCTATCGGTTGTAGATATTCTAAACAATTCATCAACAGAATGCATTCTTGCTGTCAAAGATTGTGAAGATGTGTTTATTGTAAGTACTTTTCCAACAGCCAAATGTGTTTGTGTGCTGTTTGTTTGAGTATCTATTAATGAACAATCAACCGTGTTTCCACTTATAAATCCTGTTATTGTATTGCTACTAAATGTAACTGAGCTACCTGTAACATAAAAGTTGTCACCATCAGTTTTCTCAACAAGGTTGCCTAATTTTAAATATGTTGTATTTGAATCAAGTACAACAGCATAATTATTTACTGTTGAGCTTTTCTCTTGTACAATTCCTTCACCAATAGCTAATGGATTAACAGCACTTGAGAATGTTATAACCTTTACGTCAGACGATCTACTTTGTCTTAGAATATCACCTTGAATAGGTGCAGGACCAGCTAGGTTGATATAATCAACTTCCACATCTCTTACATTATAACCATCGATGTATCTGTTTTGAGGCAATACAACTGGATTGCCAGAATATGTGTTACCGGTGTCATTAATAGTGAGTATTGAAATTTCTCCCAACAGCTCATTTTGAAAAGTAAGAGCCTTTTCGATCACAGAATCAACATTTGCTGATGTGT